GGAGAACAGCCATGACTGACAACGAGCGCACCGAGCGCGAGAGGGTGGAAGTGACGCAGGCGGATCGGGAGGCGGCGGCAGAATGGTGCGCAGCGCAGCCGTTCCCGTCGAAGCAACTCGAAGCGCCGATGATCACGGCAGGCGAGTATGACCATCACTCGCTCGTCCAAGCTCTCGCCCGCCACCGCATTGCCGCCCTGCGCCCCGCTGACGGCGGGTTGGTGGAGCGAGAATACGCCTACGGGATGGCCCTTGCCAGCACGACAGGGGATAGACCGTGGGAATTTGTGGCCCGAGACGCCGCGGCTTCGATCATACGCCTCTGTGCCGCCCTCCGCGCGCAGGGGCAGGATGAACGGGCGGAGATCGTGGCTTGGCTGCGCGAGGATGCTGACCTGACCGAAGCCGAGGCAGTAAAGATCGTCAGGAATGCCACCGGCGATCCGCGAAAGAATGCCGCCGAATGGGCAGGTCTTGTCGCTACGAAGCGAGGCATTGCCGACGCCATCGAGGCGGGCCAGCACAAGGAGGTAGGGCGTGGGTGAAGTGGAAGTGACCCAAGCGGATCGGATCGCCGCCGCGCCCATGGCCGTGCTGGCAGAAATGCGCGACCTGATCCTTGCCGGTAAGGCCGATCACTATGCAGAGCCGTTCGCCAGACACCGCGAACAGGCGCGGCGTGAGGCACTGGAGGAAGTTGCCGCCATGATCCAAAGCGAGTGGTCATTCGACAAGCGAACGCTGGTGCCCATGATCCGCAAGCTGAAAGGCGATTGACCGCCGCCCCTGAATAGGCGATGCAGAACACGCGATGACCCGCCAAGATTGTCGCGCGAAGCCCTGCCCCTCACCGGGTGGGGCTTTTCTATTGCCGGGGCGGCTTCGGGACTTAACCCAACAGCCTTGCGGCCACCGCCCCGGTCTTGAGGCCCGATCCCCGGCGTGTTCTAGACCGCGTGAACCGGGGAGAGCGGGAACGGCCATTGTGTAGCAGCGTCAGGCCCGTCACGAGGATAGCACCGTGGCCAGCGATCAGTTATGTCCTTGTGTGGGGCAGTCGTGTTCGCAGACACAGGCCCATTTCGAGTTATGGGCTTCAACGGCTTTCACCGTTTCCAGCGTGTCGTGGGCGCTGTCATAGCCAATCGGCTGCGCAATCCGGCAGTAGTCGCTAACCACCACGGGAGCGGTCAAACCGGCGGCGCAACCGCTCATCACGAGCAGGATCGTCAATAGACACAGCGCGGTCAGCTTGCTCGACACGGCGCTCCACCTCCTTGGTTGCCTCATTGGCCTGTTCTGCCTTGCCAGCTTCGATAAGCTGGCGGCTGCGCAACCAATCGGCAAACGCAGCCAGCCCAGCGAACAAAGCCTTGAGGAAAGTAATCACGCGGCCTTGCGCTTGGTGATGACCGACCACACGGCAATGCCGATAGTGGCCACGGCACCAGCCAGCGCGGTCGCGGTTTCGCCGTCAATGACGCCCTTGCCGACCAGCAGGCCAAAGCCAGCGGCAGCGATAGTGCGGACGATGCCGCCGATTTCTTCCTTGCTCATTTCACTTCTCCTTGGGGTAAATCAGGCATCCCGGCCTTGAGCCATTTCGTAACCGAGAAGCTTGGGCAGGCCTTGGCGACCTTCGGCCAGTCGCGGTGCCCCAGCACAATCAGGCCAGGAATGCGGGATTGGTAAGTGCGGATCAGGGTGCGCAGCGCGCGGTTCTGCGCCGGGGTGCGGGTGTCCTTGGGATTGCCCGCCTTATCGACACCGCCAACGTAGCAAATGCCGATATTGCCGGTATTGGCCCCGCCAACATGCGCGCCCTTGCGGGTGTCGTCCAAAGTGCGAACGGCAGTTCCGTCGAGTTCGATCACCCAATGATATGATACCTGTCCGAACTTCTCCCGATCCCATTCGGAGATGGTCGCAGCCTTTATGTCGCGTCCTTCGGGCGTGGCGGCGCAGTGGATTGTGACCCACCGGATAGGTCCAAGTGCAGCCATGCTAAATCCTCCCGCTAAGGGCCGTCACAACGTCGATAAGCTCCGCGCATACTTCCCGGACGGATCGGCCTTCCCGGATGCGCTTGGCGGCTTTGGTCAGGATGCGCGCTGCGGCTTCCGCGTGTTCGGGGATGGGATGCGTCAAGTCATGCTTGTCGGTCATTGGACCATTTCCGGCGTAACCGTCGAAGTCCCGACCTCGCCGTATTCCCGGCTGTAGGTGATCGCGGTAATCTCGCGCTCGCTCCACCAGCCCCCGCGCGCGGCGTAGGCGTCACGGGCCGCTAGGGTTGGATGCTGGCGGACCTTGGCCCCGGTATGCTCCCGCACCTCCAGATGGTGCCGGTGGCCGGTATGGATATAGACCTTTGGGCAGCGCCCCCACATTTCGCGGAACTGCGCGGCGAACAGGGCAGGTAGGTCATTGTTCTTGCGCAGGTGGCCGTGATGGAATCCAAGCATCACCTTGCCATGCTCAATCGCGTAATAAGGCAATTCGCTATCGACGACTGAGACGCGCGGCTCGTTTTCATAGAGCGCGCCGAACAGCTTGCGCAGCCACAGGCTGGAGGCAAGATCGTGGTTTCCTTCTGCAATCAGCAGGATCACCCGTTCATGCTTGGCAAGGGCAAGGGCGACCAATTGGCGGATCAGGCGGATTGCCGTTTCAACGATTTTCCCGAAGCGGGAATCGCTATCCAGCACATGCCCATGCGTCGGGGTGATCGCCTGCAAGCTATCATAGTGCAGAAAGTCGCCTTGGATCGAGACAACGCCCGTTCCCGAGGCCGGGGCGCTATCGACCAGCGCCCCCATCGCGCGAATGCCAGTTTCCTCCGCGATCTGTGTATCCCAATCGGCACCGCCTTCCCGGTGCCATGCCAGCATTCCGAGGTGGTAATCCGTGAACGTGTATAGCGTCATCAGGGCGGCCAGAGAGGCGCTAGGCGCGCGAACCGGGGCGCAGGGGGCAATCTCCCCACGGATGCCCTCGAAAGCCGCCGTAAGGGCTTCCTGTAGGCTTTCCGCTTCCGGCGACTGCCGCTCCCAAGTCCGCTCCACCTGCCCATAGGCATTACGCTGGATCGTCACCTTGCCGACATGGAAACCCGGCGCGGCCCCGCTGGAGAAATGCCCCGGCGCGTAGCCTTCCCGAGCGGCGCGCTTTTTCACCCGGCGATAGATGCTGTCCGGCAAGGATCGGTGCAGGCCGAGTTCGTCGGCCACCTGTTTGCCGCTGCCAGTTTCGATCAGGCGCGAGAGAATAGCCCGCTGGTGATCGGTATTGCAGTAGTCCAATAGCTTCGGGTCGATTGCCACAAAGCCCCCTTATGGTCTGAAAAAATGCTCGATCACGAAGGCCACGGCCCCGCCGATCACGCTCGCCACACCGGCCAACATCGCTAACGCGCCCTTGCGTTCTGACTTGTCTGCTTTGAGGTCAGCGATCTCCCGGCGCACCTCGGCGAACCCGTCCTCGATGATCTTTTCCAGACGGTCCAAGCGCGCCCCCATAGCGTCGGCCTTGCCTTCCATGCGCCCGAGGTCGCGCTGAATGTCGCCATGGGTCGGATCAGCCATTGCGATGCATCCGGTCAGCCCGCTTTTTGACGCGGTGTAGGATGAAGCCGGTGAACGCGTCTGCCATGGCTGCCAGTGCTGCGACCGCTGCCCCGCAGAACAGCAGGAAAAACGCGCCCGTCATCCCAGCCCCCTGAGATAGGCCTTGAGGCAATGGCCCCGACCGAACAGGCCGTCGATCAGCCGTTCAGGCAGGAACGCCCAGCGCCGCCCGTTGTATGATGCCTTGCCGACATAACCCGAGATCATCTGCCGCCCGGTTGGCTTGTCAGCCAGCCCGAGGGCATGCAGCGGGGCGAGCCAGAGAGTGCAGGCCAGTACGTCCAGCGCAATCAGCAGCGCCCATGCAGAGGCTTTGAGGCGCGTCACAGGGCCGCCGCCGCGATGAATAGGTCATCGACCTGCGCTTCGGTGAGGCCGAGGCCCGAGGCAAGCGAGGCAATCAGCGCGTTGTCCCGCTGCACTTCGCTGGCGTAGTCCCATTCGATCTGCGCCGCCTCCTTGGCCGGGGAAGGCATGGCCGCGATGGCCGCATCCACCGAGGACAGCAGCCCCGCACCGAGCAGGGCAAGGCGAGCCTGCCGCATTGAAACGGATGCAGGGACGGACGGAACAATAACGGGCGCGGGACGGGTGATAATTTCGCCCGTCTCGCAATCAAAAACCTGTTCAGTGGCCACCTGTTACCTCCCGTAAAGCGTGATGGTGCCCGCGTCGAAAGCCGCGCCGCCAGAGTTGGTAAAGCGCAGGGCATTGATGCCCGCATCCGCCCGCCAATCAGCCAAGCCGAATGCACCTGACGAAACCGAGGTGCGCATGTTGAGGGTGCGGTTAGTGGCGAGGGCTGGGCAGCTGCCGACCATAACCCCCGTGCCCACGCGATAGCCGGGAATGAAAATCTGGCCCCGGATCGTGTCAGCCGCCGTCTGCGACCACGTAGAAAACGACCCAGACCAGTTGGAACCGTTGTCGTCGGAAATATCCATACGCAGGGCTTCGCCGCCCGCGCTGTTATGAGAGCAGGCCGGGACTACCAGCAAATCCGCATAGGTCTGCGGGATGCTGGTGAAAGTCTGCGAAGCACCGCTGGTCGTAGTAAGCTGGGCGATCTGCGTCCAGCCAGCCAGCGCGAAGTCTGCGCCCGAAAGCGCCGCATTGAACTGCGCCGCCGTGCCGGTGAGCGTGTTGTTGGCAAGGTCAATCGTCTTGTTGGTGAGCGTGTCCGTGCTGGAAGAGGTCATGCCGCCACTAGCCGACAGGCTAACCGTCCAAGCCGAAATGGTGCCAGAGCCGCCAACCTGCGACACCGTAACCGTCATGGCCCCGGTGCTGCTGGTAAACGCGGTAATCTGCCCGATCATGTAGTTCGTGGGGCTAGCCGTGCTGGCGATCATCACGAACTGACCAAGCGCAAAGGCTTTATCGGTCTGCACAAGGGTTAGCGACTTGCTGCCAGTGCCGATGGTCAAACTGGTCGTGCTGGTGGCCGAGGTGCCAGGGGCGTTAAGTGCGCTAGCTGCCGATGCCGCCGCCGCCGTAGCATTGCTGGTAGCGTATCCCGCTTGCGTGGTTGCCGTGGCAGCAGCCGCAGAGGCCGTTGACGCATTGGCAGCAACTGCATTTGCCACAGCCGTGAGCGAGGACGTAACCGCATCGGCCACATCGGCCAGATACGGGTCTTGATCGGCCAGCGTCACGCCGTCGCCGTCCTTCAAAACAACGCGATAGGTCAGCGCATCGTTCAGGTAGATCGTCGGCCAACGCCCGGCAGAGTTTGCTTCAACCGGATTGGTCAGAGGCGTGGTCAATCCCGTGTCGGAATAGATCGCTTGGGGCGTGGTTGTTCCGGTGGCGTAGAAATACAACTGCGCGCCGGGAACGGTTAGCCCGTTTGCGTCAATTGCCGGTCGGAAAGGTAAAAAAAATGCTTTTGCGGCCATTGGTGTTTCCCAATGCAAAAAGCCCGCTGGTTAGGCGGGCAAGGTGTGGTAGGCTGGGCTAGTGAAAGTCTGGCAGCTTACAGCGTCATGTTGGGCGATAATCGCTTATGTGCGCCCATTATGGCTGCGGCGCGGGCTGCTGTTCGCTCTGCTGTTCAGTGCCGGGATCGGCGGCTAGGGCAGGCATGGTGTTGCTGTTTGCCGCAGCCGCGATCTTTTCAGCGTAGGGCTTCATTGCAATGGCAAGGGCCACAGACGCCCGCTCTAACGCGGCAGCTTCGATCTTACTTCCGGCAGGCGCACGGCCCAATTTGAGCAGGGCATTACGCACCGGGGCGGATTCGTAAGCGCGAGCCAGAAGACCTGTTGCCCCAGCGGCAGTAATACCGCCAGGAAGCCCGAACAGGCCCGTAAAGCCAGCGCCCATTGCATAGGGGACGGCCTGCACACCAGTAGGCGGGGCGACAGCAGCTTGAGCCGCGCGCTTGGTTGCATCGAGAACCCGGCTAAGGCCCTCGATCCGCGCGAGGTCCGGCGCCTGGAAGTGAACCCCCGCAGTCCGGCCTAGCGTAGCAATCTGATTGGCGAAGCGATCCGGGCTTATGGCTTCAATGCCGCCAGCCTTCTGCATCGCTTGATGGAGAACAGCCGCCTGCGCCTTCACCCGGCCTTCTGCCGAGAGGTTGGAATAGAGCCGGGCAACGTCCGAAGGCTTCTTGCTGAACAGCATCCGGGCGACGTTTTCCGGGGTGGCCTCCGCAGTCGATAGCACCTTGCGAAACGTGCCATCACTCAGTTCCCCAGCCATGGCGGCAAGCTGGCTATTGGCGGTCTGCCACTTGGCAAATGCACCGGCCCCGGCCTTGGCCTTGATGAAATTGCCCATATCGGCGCGCAGCGGGGCATAGATCGCATTGAGCGCCTTCTGCCCATCGCCTGCAATCGCAGCCAAGGACGGGTCTTTGAACAGGTCGCCAAGCAGCTTTCGGTTTCCTTCGATCTGCTCCAACGTCTTGCCGCTGGCAAGCTGCGTCTTGAACTCATTCAGTTTGGCAATGACCGGGGCGAAGGCATCGGCATTGATGCCCGAGAGGCGAGCGATCTGCGCATCAATGGCCTTAGTTGCCTGCGGGACAGGAACGGCACCTTGGACCGATTGAATAACCCCGTTCTTTGCGGTGGTCAGCTTTGTAACCATAGCCCCGCGCGTCTTGGCAAGGTCGGTCGCCACGGCATCAACGGCATCGTCTGCGCCCACAGCACCGAAGTCTTGCAGGAGGTTCTTGACCGCCGTTATCCGCTCGACCTGCTGCGCCTCGCGGATTGCTCCGGTTCCCGTAATGGGAATGCGCTCGCCTACTGCCTGCGCGGCCTTGCCAATGAAGGTCCGGGGCGGTTTTACGTCCGAAGTCAGAACGCGAACACCCGCCTGCTTACCTGCGTTCACCACCTCGCGCGCCGCATTGACAGGCTTGGGGGCGGGCATCTCGACCGGGCCAGTGATGCCGGGACGCTTGGCAGGGGTCGGGATGGGCGTCGCCATGCCGCCAAGCATATTGGCTGCAAATTCCGCACCGGGCGCAACAAGGCGGGGAGTGCCGAGGCGGTCGGGAACGTCACCAAGGCGGAAAGCGGGGCGCTTGGGGGCATTATGGTCCTGCTCCCAAGGCATCCGGCCATGGGCAAGTGCGTTGATCCCGCCCGTTACGGCGTCGCCCACATCAGCAGCGGCGTCAAAGACCGGGGCCACGCCACGAAGCATCCCACCGCCAACCGCAGCAAGGCTATTGAGCATCGCGCCGCCGACCGACTGTTTAGGGGCGGGTTTGGGGGCAGGACGTGCCGGGGCGGGCTTTGCCGGGGCTGATTGCTGGCGCGGATACCGCTTGGCCATAACCCCTTGGATCGTGGCGCGTGGCGTGTTGTCAGGGAATTCGATGACAACACCGTCAGGGCCTTCAACCTCGATAGGCATTATTCAAGATTCCCCGTGGCAGGGTTGTAGCGGAGACGCTTCTTTTGCGCAGGCTGCGAAGCGGCGCGGGCCGGAAGCTGGGCTGGCGCATTGGTCCGGTCCCGGTAAGTCTGCAAATCCTTGATGATCCGTTGCAGTGAGGCCCGGAACGCGCCTTCGCTCATCTTGGTATCAAGCGCGCCAATCGAAGCGGTCAGCTTTTCACCTTCCGCATTCGACAGTGCGCCCATGCCCTTCATGCTCTGGACCATCGGAAGGAACACTTGGGCCTTGAGTGCATCCAGTTCGGCGCGGAAGTCTGCGGCATTAGAGCCGGGGACAATATATCCGGCCAGATTGCCATCGAGCGGATTGATCGAAGGAACGCCCACGCCTGCATTGAAGCCGGGATGCTTGATCAGGCGGTTGGCGCTATCAATCGCGCGGTTGAAGGCATCCATTGCGCTCTGCGAATAACCGGGGTCCGACTTCGGATCGGGCTTCGCCGCAGGGCCGCCGGGGATCGGCTCAAGAGAACCGTCCGGCTTGAAGCGGTAGCCGCTTGGCGCGTCGGGCTGCTTGGGCTGCTTAGGCGCACCCTGTGCGATGACCCGCGAGCCTGCCGGGCCAAGCACCTTGCCGAGATAGGCTTGCGTCTCGGCGGGGAGATACTGCTGCCAGTTAGCGCCGCCCTTCTGCATGGCCTGCTGCACCCGGCCCGGCCCGGCATTGTAGGCCGCAACCGCCTTGGCCGTGTCGCCGCCGAATACCTGCAACTGCTGCTGGAAATAGGCTTGGCCCAACGCCTTGTTATATTCAGGGTCTGTGCGATAGCGGTTTTCATCCCATGGGAGATTGGCCGCCGCCGCTGCTTCAGGGCCGGTCGTGGGCATGACTTGGGCAATCCCGACCGCGCCCTTGGGGGAAGTGAGCGGGCCGCCATTGGCCGCGAAGTGCTGGCCGTTGCTTTCCGCGCCAATCATGCGTTGGAATACCGAAGCCGGGTCAGCAGTCCCGCCACCAGCGCCGGGGGCATATTCCACGACCGTCTGCCCTTCGCCCACCGTAACCGGGCGCGGGGCAAACGGAACCTTCTGCAATACGGTCTTGCCGTCCGGGCCAAGCACCCACGTTCCGGGGCCAGCGTTGATCGGCTTCTGCGATTCGGCAAAGTTCTTGTATTCGCCCGCAGCCGAAATCGCCGCCATGCGCGCTTCGGGGGTGAATTTCCCGCGATACTGCGCGAGGTCGGGATACATCGAGGCGAGGTAATCAACGCCCTTGTCCCACTTTTCAGGCGTGTCGGCCCATTGGGCAACCTGTCCGATCATCTCGACGCGCTGGGCTACCGCTGCCTGCTGTTTGGCTTCGGCATCCTTGGCCAAGGATTGCTTCTGCTGCACAACATAATCGGGCGCATAAGGCGCGAGGGCATTCAGCGCATTGGCGTCGTTAGGGTTCTGCGCATAGGCGGCCATTGCCTTACGCGTGTCCTGCTCCCGGCGCATCTGCTGCCCCTGCTGGAACGAGGCCAGCGCGTTCATGCCGATGTTCTGAGGCTGGAGGATATTCCAGTTAATTTCCGCCATGTCAGTGCCTCACTTCTTGAACACGCCAGCGCCCATGCCGAGGCCGATCAGGTTGGTGATGTTGCCAATTCCGCTACCCATCGCATTCGCCCCAGCCAGCGCCGCGTTGGCCTGATTGGCCCCGTTCTGCTGGTAGATGTTGCCGAGCGCGTTGGCGTAGTTGCTCGAAACGCCAGCCTGCGCCCCAGCGGCATTAAGGCCAACGCCTTGCTGCGAACCGAGCGCGTTGAGCCAGTTTCCGAATTCCTGGCTGGCCATGCCCTGCCCGTAATCGGTTGCCGCCTTGATTGCAGCACCGGATTTGATCGTTCCGGCCCCAGCGTAACCGCTATTCAGGGCGTTCATCCCCTGATTGACCCGGAAGTTATAGCCGGTCGAGTTGCGGAAGGTATCGAACGCTCCCTGCGCCTTGTCGGCAGCAGTCTGGCCCGGCGTAGTGTAGGCTGAAAGGTCGCTGTTGTTCTGCGCGGCCCACTGCTTGCCGAACGCGGCCTTGTCGAGTGCGCCAGCGGGGCCAGCATTACCAGACCCCATGGCGTTGAGCTGCCCGAGTAAGGAATTCCGCCCCCAACCCGCCAGCGGGGAATACTGCCCAGCACCAGACGACTGCTGCGCGTTGAATGCCGCCAGCGCCTCGGGATTGGCATCCACAAAGGCGCTGTAATTGATCGAAGCCGGATCATTCGCGCCCAGCCCAAGCGCGTTATTGATCATCCCCGTGGCGGGGAGGCCCGCCTGCACATAGGGGGAAAGCGTCTGCTTGTTCTGGTTGAAAATATCCTGCTGGACCGCAGCCGACTTATCAGCCGCCGCCGCCGAAGTGTTCGCCGCGCTCTTGGCCCCACCAGACGCAATAACCCCTCCGGCGACCGAGGCCACCGCCCCGACGCCGATTGCCGCCGCCAAACCCATAGCTGTTACTCCGAAAGTTGCAGGCGATAGGTCTCGCCGTGTTCCACCGCGCCCAAGCGCCGATACATCGCCCCAAGCCGAGGCCCTGAGCCGCGCTTTCCAGCCTCCCACACCACCTCGTTAACGCCGCGCTCCTTGAGCCGCGCCAAGGCTTCACGTTGCAGCTTCATGCCGAGGCCGGGAAAGGACGGGTCTGCGTAAAAGGTTGTATGCGTTGCGCTGGTCGTGCCGCTCGAAACCAGCGAGGGCGCAATCAGCGTCATGAGGTAGCCAAACATCCGGCCATTGCTGCGCGCCGTAGTGATCTGCATCGCCCCGGCGCTTTCGAGTGCGCGGAACAGTGGCCAGTTCTTGGCTTCCCATTCGCGCGGGTCTTCACCCACGATCACGCAATGATCCTCGAACAAGCGGCGTCCGTCGCGCTGCCACGTATCGCAGTCTTCGGTCTGGAAGGTCAGGCCCTCCGGCTCTACCGGCTTGCGCGCAGCCAGTTCCTTTAGTTCCAGATGCCGAGCCGTTGCCGCCAGCTTGTCCAGTTGCGGGCGGAACGCCGATGCATAGCGGACCAGCGCCAGCATATCGCATTGCACGTTTTCGCCAGCCAGCTTGCGCCAGTGTGCAGGATCGAAACGATAAGGTAGGCAATGTTCAAATACTGAACGGCACGTTTCCTGCTCGTTCAAGGCATCGAACGACACTTCGAGAACGCCAGGAACCCTCTTTACGATCTGCGTCAGCTTGGCATCGAGCCTAGCCATGGCCGGGGCCATGACCGCCGGATCAAACCCGAACGCGGCAAGGCTTTCTATCACCTCGGCCACCGGACGCCGCACCACGACAATCCGCACCTCAGGGGCAAGTCGGGTCAGCAAGCGCCACCATGGGGCCGCCGCCGTCTCTGCGCTGCCCGTGCGGGGCATCGACAAGTATGACTTTACATCTTCAAGGCTGCGACAGTGCCGCAATTCCTCATGGCCGCAGATATGATCCCCATAGGTCAGGAACCGCGCCAGCCATGCTGTGCGGGAACGGGGAAGCCCCAAGACCAGAAATGTCATGTCAGGACGTTGACCGTCTTGAGGTCGTTAATCAGTTGGACCAGCGCCTGCGAATGGGCTTTCAGGGCGTTATCAATCGCCTGAACCTCTGCTTGCGTTGGCGGGTTGGAAACGGTCTGTCCGGCATAGGAGGCCAGCGCCGCACGGGAACCCGTACCCGTGGCTGAGGTCCAAGCCGTTGTCTGGTCCTGCAGCACGTAACGCGCATCGGCATCGGCGCAGGTCGGGACCGAGGTTGCCGCCGCAACGCCCAATGCCCGCTTCGTGAACGTATCGGCCCCGGTCTGCTCGACTAACCCCGCCGTGGCATCAAGCCCGGCCAGTGCGGTCAGGGTTGGATCAATGCCCTGCTTCAACGCCAGTTCGGCAATGATCGTATCCTGCGATAATTCCTGGCTCTCGATCTTTTCCATGACCGACTGCCACCACCGCTGGAACGACAGCGCGACTTTACCGGCGCGGTCCACAATGGCGACGTCACGGGGAAGGCGGGGAAGCCGGAACGCCATTACACACCACCGAAGGGTTCATTAACGAGAACGTCCGAAATCCGCCAATCGACCGGGGCCGTAACCCGGAACTCGGCAAACAAGGCTGGATAGCCCGCCATACCGCACCCGGCCCATTGCACCCGCTGGCGATAGTCGCCCTGCGCGCCCAGCGTGCGCGGCTTCCAGTTGCCCCACGTCTTGCCCGCATTGCGCGAGAGGCGCATTTCGACCACCGGATCGGTATAATCGCCGGTCAGATAGGGCGTCTGGCCCACGTTGGACCGCAGCAGAATATTGTTGACCGTCACCCCGCCGGAATTGATCGGCACCCCGGCGCGAAACCGGCGCTCCAGCACTCCGCCCATGTCCACATGGGTCGAGGCCCAAGCCAGCGTCTTGCCATCCAGCGAGGAGCCGAACACGCCATCGGCATAGCACTGCGGAATCCAGTTGGCCTGCCCGTAGCTGGCAAACTGCGACCACATGCCCGAGCGCGCGGAATAGACCCACGTTTCATCGTCAAGCCGAACCGCCAGGAACTCCGAACCCTCAAGCCGGAAGGTCCAGAGGCTGGCCGAGGTCGATGCCTCAAGCTTGGCGTCCATATCGGGGCGGGAAATGACGTTTTCAGGATCGGAAACGCAAACCTGATTGGCGTTCGTGATCCACGCAAAGGTGGTGCCGAATTCCGTAGCGCAGCCGGTCGCGCGAATGCCGCGCTCGAATACCCGGCCTTCCAGCGGCTGAAACGGGAGGTTCGCATCCCCGGTGTTGGGCCAGAACTCGACCGTTTCCGCACCGAACAGGATGAGAATATCATCCATGAACAGCATGTCGCGCAGCTTGTCGGGCTGGCTTTCCGCCGTAGCAAACGACAGCGCATCAATCGTGCTGGACAGAACGTCGGACCAGTAGAACTTGTCCGTGTCGGCCCGGATGCAGATCGCCCGCGAGGCCCCAACCACAACCTTCGTCACATTGGCGCTATCGGGGAAAGCCACGGTCGAAAGCGAACCGTTGTATTGATAGAGCGAACCGCCGCCCGCGAGGAAGATCCGATCCTCGTAGCCCGCAATCGACCACGGCCCGGAACCCGTGACCGAACCCTTGTTGGTCGTGGCCGCATAAAGCTTGCCGTCTGAAACCCCGAACAGCGCGCCAGACAGCACCCCGTCAGCCTGAAACAGCGCCTTGACCGGGCCAGCGCCCATATTGGCCGAGCGATCCGACAGGCCGGGCCGCGATTGCAGAGCAATGCCCGTTTCCTCGGTCGGCGCAGCCTCAACAAACATGTTGACCACCGGCAGCGCGGGGATATCGCCCCGGCTGCGCTCAAGGGCCGAGGTGCCGAACTTGAGCCTCATAGGTCGTCCAGCCCACGCATGGTGCGGATCGGCAAGTTAGGCCCTTCAAACGACAGGCTCGACAGGGCTAGCAGGCGATTGGCCACCAACTGCTTGCCGCGCTCGGCTGCCGCCATCACAATGGGGGTTATCGGACGGTCGTAGTTTTCCGCAACACGAACCAGCAGATTGTATTTGATCGGGGCCAGGAACTCGTCAGCGACCGTCAGCACGTCGCCGGAAATCAGAACGCCCGGAACACCAACGTCCATCCCGTCCATGCGCCATTCCGCTAGCATGTCGTTAAGGACTTCGAGCGCGTCCGTGAGTTGTTCCGCTTCCGGGTCTTCACCAAGCCCACTGATCTTGCGCAGCGCAAAAGCGCAGATATCATGGGCGGTATTGCCAGCGTCATTTTCGCCGCTGCGGATCGGGAGATAGAGTGCCTCGGCAAGGGCCTCGCCATTGGCAGTCGTGGCGCTGGCTGCCAGCAATGCAGTCTCGCCAGCCGCGCCCCCGCTGGCGGTGATAATGACCGCATCCCCATCCATCACATATGCAATCGTGACGGTCCCGCTCGTAACTACAACAGTGACGGCGGTGACAGAATCCCCCGCTGATACAGGGGCATCCCATGTATAGCGATAGGTCGCCCCTGCGGGCTTTGCGGCAAGCGTGATAGCCATTTAGCGTCTTCCCGAAACTGTGCGCTGGACAGGCCGTAGCGGGGCCACGCGATGGATCGGCGCAACCGCCGCGCCCCGTTCGATTGCCCCACCGGCCGAGCGACCGGCAGGCGGAACCGGCATGAGCCACTTGACGAAAACGGCAGGCCGCGCCGTCAGGGCAAAGACGCCCCGGCCCGCTGCCATCGTGTAACCTGTCACTACAGCAGGTGTATAAGTCAGAGCCGCCGCACTGCCGGTCAGGGTGAATGCCCCGGTCGCAGCAGGGAGCTTGCGTGCCACCTTGAGCGCGGATGCGCTTCCGGTCAGGGCAAAGCTGCCTGTTGCCGCCGCAAGTTCCCGCCCGGCGTTCAGGACCGCTGAGTTACCCGTAAGAGCCAATGCTCCCGCGCCTGCCGCGAGGTTACGGCCCGCCTTCATCGCCGCAGCATTGCCAGTCTGCGCAAACGAGCTGGTAGCTGCCACAAGCTTGCGACCAGCCTTGAGGGCCGCCACACTGCCGACAAGCGCGAACGAACCCGTCGCGGCTACCAGCGTATAGGTTGCCCCCGACGCTGCGGCGACAAGGCTCTCATCAAACCAGCCTTTTAACTGCTGGCCATCGTCGAACCATTCGGACGCAATCAGTTCGGGGTCAAAAAACCCCTCGCCCGCCATTTAACTCACCCATGCGTAAAGCGATGCCGTCCCCGCCGTGATCGCCGCCGCCGTTGAAGGCAGGGCGCTGGTCAAACCTGTGGACGAAGTGCCGTGCAGGATTGGGGCGGTAGAAGCGACAATCGCATTCGCCTTGGCCGCGCCCCCGTGCAGCGTGGCGATGGTCGTCGCCACCTGCTTAAGGCCGATATAGTAAACCCCCGACTGCTTGACCGTGTAGGCCGAAGTCATTGCAAGGGTCTTAGCCGTGTTGGCGGGCCAGGTATAAGCGCCCTGATCGGTGCTTTCCGCCAGTTTCGCCAAGGCCAGAGAGTAGAGGCCAAATTGCAGGTTGCTGGTTGTCGCCGCCGCCGTGGTCGCGGATAGCATGCCGATGTTTGACACGATCTGCCCAGCAGTCAGGTAGATAGACTGGAGGAACAGGGTGCCAGACGCGCCAATGGTGCTGTTGGTGGTCGCCAATGCGCGGGGGAGCGTCTCGGCAATCGCTCCGGTCGGCCCGAGGACGCCCTGCGCAGGAGCAAAGAATCCGTAAGGCGCGCCCTGTGCTGTCAAGTGCAGCCAGTGGCCAATCTCGCTCAATTCCAGCGTCTCGCCGGGGAGCAAGGTGCATCCGGACAATTCAACCGAAGTCGTGCCGTCGAAATGCTGCACGTTGACAGTCGTGCTGTTTGCTCCATCCTCATTGGTAATGAAGATGGTCTTTACGTTGCGTTGCACGGGCGAAGAACCCGGAGGTGCAACAATGGTCGTGGTCGTAGCTGTGGAAATCGATGTATTGGTGCGGCCCGGCGTAATCGTGCCGCTGGCGTTGTCCACCCACGAAGCATGAACCTTGAGCGACGTTACCGCCGAACCCGTAACAATTCGGATGATGTCGCTGGTGGAGGTGAGCAGCAGCATTCAGGCCACCGTCAGCAGGATGTTCGATACCGCAGACAGATCGAACAGAAATGTCTCGCCCGTCCCCAATGTGATCGACGAACCATAATCATAATATCCGATCAGCGGATCGGCGGGGCTGGTCGGGGTGTCGTTATAGACATAAACGTAGCGGAAAGGACCGACCGAACCCGATGCGGTTAGCGTCAGGTTGGCGATACCGAGCGAATAGGTTCCGCCAGATTGCGCCGAACTGTTCGTAGTCAGGACGCGCGACGAACAGTTCGTATAGCTAATCTGCGTGACGTTGGCCAAGATGCAGTTGGCCGTCGAAGCGGTCGGAGGGCTTGCTTCCGAACCCGGCGCAGTATTCGACAATGCCAGCGTCAGAGCGCCAGTCTGGAGATTGTGGACACCTTCGGCAAGGTGCTCCACGAAGCCGTTAAGCTTGGTAAAGGCGACCATTAGATGCCGCTCCCAGGCGTGAAGTAGATGTAGCCAGTCGAGCCAACGGCGATAGCCGCCGCGTAGATCGGCCCATCAGCCTTCTCGATGGTGAAAACCTCGCAGGAACCTGCGCCAACCGGGAAGCTGGTCATGGTGTTGGCCGTCACTGCCGATCCGCCAAAAGCGATCCAAGCCGTGGCCGTGCCATCGTTGAAAACGCGAACCTGCGTGACACCAGCGCCAGCCAGTGAAACCGACGCGCTGGAGGATGAAACGTTGATGCGCTGGGTATTGCTGCCCTGCGCCGGGGAAAAGTGAGCCATACCGCCTCCAAGGAAAGAGAAAGGGGCGAGGTGTTACCCCCGCCCCAGTCATCATCAGGTGCCGCTGAGGCGCAGGGCCAGGCGGCGGTCGATGGTCTTGACGCCATAGAGAACGTCACAACGCCACTTGGCGATGTCGTTGGTGCCGTCATAGTAGGGGATGATGCGAACCGAGACGCCGTTGTAGCTCTCGCGGGCCACATCCACCGCGCCCGGAGGAGCAACCATCGGGACCATCGCCAGAGCGAAAGCGTTCTTGTGGAACACGAGGTTCTGAGCGTAGCCGGTCGAGGCGGTGCCAAGGAACGTCAGCGCGGCGTTGTCAGCCGGACCCGCCGACACGTTCTGGAACGCCCCCGAGGCGATGATCGCCGGAGCAATCGACAGCGTGAGGTTGCCCGAAGCGTCGGACGAGCCATCAGCCACGACTACGAACTGCTTGAGGTGCGGAAGGGTGGCCTTCGTCACCGGGTTAACGTCATAGACGTTGGCGATGGCGAACACGTCGCCAGCCTTGACGCGGGCAGCAGCGGCAGCCGTCCACCCATCGGTGATGAGGTTCTGAATGCCGGTGTCCTTGGTCAGCGCGTAGGTGGTAGCCTGCGAACCGCCATTTACCAGCGGGGTGCCGCCCATCGGGCCGACAGTGTGGGTCGGGACGTTCTGGCTCATGGCAGTGTCGATGCCGCCAATCGGGCCAAGCGAACCTTCACGATAGGCCGAACCCGCCGGGCCATTCAGGTAGAGCGCAGTCTGCGAACCCACCATGCCCCAGAAGTCGGTCGGCGAAAGGAGTGCGGTGCGATCACCCGCCGGAACCGCCGTAAGGTCCAGGCGCTCCGGGGCCTTGGAGAAGTCGGTGAACGAGTTCACCACCTGGCCGGGGGTGCCAACCCAGTTCGGCACATCGGCGTAGAGCGCGAACAGGTCGCGGTCGATCTGGTTGGCAAGCTGCACCATCGCAGGCTTGATAACCCGCTGCGACAGTTCCTTGATCGAAAGCGACAGTTCAACAGACGAAAACTGGAAGTCCACGCCCTTCTGCTTGTTGACCGTGATCGAGGTGCTGCCTTCGACAACATCCTGAACGGACGCGGTAGCGCCATCGCGAACGGTGAAGTCGGTCGGCTTCTTGATCGTGACCGTCGCGCCCGGCGTGTAGCCGTTCACGCGCTGGTCGTATTCCTTCTCGTAACCACGATACACGTTCTTGGCCATGCCAAGCTCGTTTTCGAGGATCATCGTCGCTTCCTTGGCGATGATGCTCGCGGTAAGGACAGTATTAGCCATGATGAAAAATCCATCTCGCCCTTGCGGGACTGGGAACCGGCGTCATCTCGACGCGGGAATTCCGTGAATTAGGGGTTTGCCTTCCTCCATGCCGCGTATTCGGCCATGCTCATCTTGGACGGGTCGGACGACCCGCCAGATTTGTTGGCACCTACGGGAGACACGGGGGCGGGCGGTTGCTTCGGGAGCGGCTTGGGGGCGGTCAGTTTCGCCTCAAGGCGTCCCATTTCCCGAGCCAGTTGCAGCCCACTCAGTGCGGCATATCGCGCCGCTTCGGTCGGGTTCTTGCCGAAATGATAGGCAATTTCCGGGCCATACTCGCTATCTTTGATGAGGTCCGCCATGTCCGGGGTAATCGGGACATTGGGATTGCGGGTTACGGTGTCGTAATCCGCCCACTTCTCGCGGGCCGTGCTTTCCAGTTCGGCAAACTGCTGTTCAACCGCCTTGGTGGCATGGTCTTGCGCTGCCGCTGCCCGTTCCTGCCGTTCGGCAATCTTGAGCTTGGCAATGAGTGCGTCATCGTAGTCGAGCGCGTCGAGGTCGGTCTTGCTGGCTTCCTGCGCCTTGGCGCGCCAGTATTCCGCCTCGCGGAGAGCGTCGTGCTTCTGTCGGGTCAGTTCATCGATGCGGTTATGAACCCCCGGCTTCTTGCGGGGCTTCGCGGCGTCATCGTCGCCGGTGTCAGGTTCCGCCTGATCGGTTTCCACGGTTTCAGTCGTGGCCTGCTCGGTGGTCGCTTCCGAGGTTTCGACCAAGGGGGTTTCAGCAACAGCTTCGGCCCCGGCAGACGCTTCCGCGCCCGGAGTTTCTTCGCTCATGTTGTGGGGTTCCTGGGTGCGCCCGAAGGCGGGTTTTGCCGTTTAGAGGCCGTCGCCTGTCGCAGCCAAGCCATGCCCGGCCTGGAACGCACCAATATGCGCCTGAGCCGCGTCTAGCTGGGTCTGAACTTCGGTTTGCTGCGTCTTGGCCGCCTTAAGGGCCGTGTCAGCGTTCTTGTTGTCAATCTCGGCCTTGGCCTGCGCCATGGCGAATTCCTGCGCCGGATCTGGCTGCGGCGGACCTTGCATCTGCTGCGCGGCCTGCTGCATCTCCATGCGCTTCTTGTCCACGTCGGCATCCATGCCCGGCGGGACCAGCGACAGTGCCAAGCGGTCAGCCAGCTTGTCGCCGTAAGGCATATCGAGCGCCTTAACGATCATGTCGGCACCGATCTGGCCGATTGCCGGAACCGACTGGACAAGCTGCATCATCTTGTCGGCAGCTTCCATGCGCTTGGTGGCAAAGGCCGGTCCGGTGGTCACTTCAAGATCGAACTGACCGACAGACAGGTCATTCCACACCGCGCCATCGGGCATCCGGGTATTGATCCGTTCGTAACCCTCAATCGCGCCATCCTCGCCCATGATGCGGATGATCCGCTCCGAGGTGTAAATCTCCGGAATCAGTTCGAGCATGATAATCCCGGCTTGCCGAATGGCAGCCGAGAGGTTGTCCACATAGACGTAGCTAGCAGTCTCGCCCTGGCTGTCGCGCGCAAGGATCGCCCGCCCACTGGTTTCGTTGCTCTGCTTTCCAAGGCTTGCATCATAAATCCCGGTCGTGGCTTTCATATCGCCGTCAGCGACAAGCGTTTCCTGATACCAAGCCTGCGCAAAGGTCGGCGGGGCGGAACGCTGCGGCATGACGCCGGGGGCCTGCGGGTCCGGGTCATACAGCAGGACAGGCGGGTTGCCGGTGTTGACGCTCTGCCATGCCTGCGCATGGTTCTTAACCATCGCCGTAGTGGCCAGCCACGGGGCCTTAGGCTGCGAGGCGATATGCTCGACCATGGCCGAACGGGCGAAGTTATAAGACCGCTGGCTATCCTTGGAATGGTGGAACAGGCCGTGGCGGAACACCTCGTCGCCCACCTCCACTTCCTCGCCAATAACCGGGATCAACGGGATATAGGAACCGGTCCAGTCGTAGGTTTCCAGAACCTCGTTCCCGGTCATTTTGTAGCACTTGACGCGCTTGGCCTTCACCTTGCGCTCATTGACTACAGAAATGCCCAGCGCCGCCATGGCCTCGGCCTCAACCTGCTCGTCGTCATAGCGCGTCGAGCCGTCAGACAGCAGGTAAAGCTTGCGCGTGTATTCCTCACGCACCCAATATTCGGCCACACGGATCGTCTCGTCCGTGCGCCACTGCGAATAACTTTCGTCCTCGGCCGGCCAGCCAGACAGGTTAGCGTCCGGGAAAGCCGCGCGGAATTGCGCCTCCGTCAGCAGTTCGGTGACAAAGGCGTAGTCCATATCGCAGCGGGTCAACTCCACTGCGCCCGGATCAATCGTGACCGAAAGTGGGTTGCGGATATGCTTGACCCGAATTTCCTGATCGAACGACTTGTCGCCCGCGTAGTCGGTCAGGATGCGGAACCAGCCAATCCCGCCGATCACCGCCTGCTCACCCGCCTTGGAATAGATCCGGTGCGCGTCAGACTGGCTCTCAATGTGCCGGATGATAGCCGAATAGACCTCGGCCAGCTTCGGGTCAGTCCGGTCGTCCACCGGCAGGACGCGAATGGCAGGCTTGTTCTGCCGCATCTCGCCCGTAATCTGCTTGACGAACTGCGGTAGGCGGTTGACCGTCAGCGTCGGACGATTGGCGCGCAGTTCCTTGTCGGCCTGGCTCCACTGCTCGCCCTTGTAAAAGCGGCGGTCCTCAAGATCACGGTCGCGGTTGTCGCGGTCGCCATTGATCGCAGTCTGATACCGCTCGCGGGCAAGGCGCAGAATGTCGTCGCTCATCCAGCCATCCATCCGCCACCTGAGTTGAAATTAAGCGTCACCGGAGCAGTCGGCTCCTCGTAATCTGTGCAAGCCAGACCAAAACTGTCTGCGGCGTGGCTGGCCCAGTCATGCTCCGGCCCTAGGCCGATGTTGCGAACATCATCCCGCTTTTCGTGATACCAGCCGAGCGCCTTCAACCCGCCATCACACCGGGCCGCGTCAAACGACAATTGCGGGAACAACCGCCGGGCCGCTTCAACCCGCTTGATCGCTGCGCCCTTGCCTTGGTTAGGCACCGTGCGGACCGCGAAGCCAGCCGACCGGATATGATCCTCAAAGCGAATAGCCGTGAACGCATCAGCCTTGGCACCATCGTGCGGAAGGACGCATTCAGCGCGGCCATAGCCCTTGTCGCGGAGCCAGTGCAGATGGGCTGCCAGATCCTGACCGACAGCCTCGTAATAGTCGATGAACCTGAGCGAATGCCCCTTCTGCTGGCATACCCAGATGCTCGTCGCATCCCTAACGCCGATATCCCAATAGGCCCTGAGCGATAGCAGCGGGTCTAGTGCGACTTCGGTAATCCGCCCCTGCGCCCGCGCTTCCGCCAAATGGCGGGCAAAATAGGCACCCTCGGAAACCGTAACGTAACCGCCTTCCCAGATATGGTCATATTGCTCAGGCTGCGAACGCAGGCAGTCTAGCCGCTCCTGCTCTAACTCTGCGGGAAACCACGGATTGTCCTGCCAATTGGCCTGCACCACCGCCGCATTCGTCGGCAACTCAGGCCCGCGCAACATCTTGTCCACCGCATCGGTTGCGTGGCGCGGATTCCAGCTAAACCACAACTCGCTGCCAGGCGCGCGGATCGTCGGGCGCAGCAGGTTCAAACTGCGATCCGAAACCGTCTGCGCTTCCTCCACCCACGCAATATCAAAGCCCTCATAGGACTTGATCGATTCCGAAGTGTGATCCTGCAAGCCCGCAAATACGATAAGCCCGCCGCCCGGCGTCTTGATCTGCGCTTCCTGCACCTCAAACAAACCGCCAAGCCCGCGCGCCTGGATCTTCTGCTCCAGAAGGCGCTTGGCCGATTCCTTGAGGCTCTTTTGCACCTCGCGGCAGCACAGCCCCCGGAAGCCCGGCTTACGAACTGCTGTTGCCACCATCAAATCAGCGAAAAACTGGCTCTTGCCGCTACCGCGCCCACCATGCGCGCCCTTGTATCGGGCTGGGTCAAGCAGCGGATCGAATACCGCCGCGAAGTCAATCGCGAGCGTTGACACGGTTCCACTCGACTATCGAGATTGGCTTGCCATCGGGTCCGCTGTGTTCATGCTTGCGGGCCTTGTCGTCGCTAAAGGCATTCGACAGCTTGCCCAGATACCAACGCTCGGCATCGAATGCCAAACGCCCCTTGGACGCGTCTTCCGCCGTCTTGGCTTCCATCACCGCACGTTCAGCGCGATAGGCGAAGCCATCTTCCCGCGCGCGCGTAACTGCCGCATCGAAGGCCGGATCATCATCCTGCCAACGCTGAACGGTTGCCCTGTTCGGCATACCGACATCGCGGCAGATGCTGGACAGGCTTTCCCCGTCAGCAAGTCGGGCGAGGATTTCGCCTTCCGTCTTGTCGCGTAGATCGCTCATGCGCTCAACTCATCCGCAATCACGCTGCGGGTCATGGCGTCAATGGCCTCGGCTATCGCAAACTCTGCCAGCTCATGGGCCTTGTTGGCCTTGCGGAGTTCTGCCTTCATGGTGGTTACGCGATGCTCGGCCCATTCCAGATCGGATCGGGCAGCAGCTTCCATGTCCTTGCAGATGCGCAGTTCGGCTATCAGGGGCTTTAGGGAGCTAACCGGCGTTGGCTTCGGCATGGATACCTCCAAAGCCTTCGTGCATCACCGCTGCTCCTGGAATTCGCCCGCCCTCACCGTTGCTTGGCCCTGTAGGTCTGGCCGGTGCGTTCGCTGCTACGGGGGCGGGCAGGCCGGGAGGGATAGACCGGCCTAAACGCAAGAAGACCCGAACCGCAAACGCAGTTCGAGCCTTATTTTTGCGTCAATACCCGATCAGGCAACCCATGTCAAGCGCCTTCTTTGCGGAACAATAGCGTCTAGCGCCTTGAGGGCCGCATCAAGAACCATCTTGTCGCGCCGGTCGCATGGCCCTTCAATCAGGTTTGCCAGCCAATATGGGCCGCTGTCCGCGTGAACGTCTGATAAAAGCTGATCGAGATAGGGAACGCACCCTTTGTCCATCTTCCGGGCGGCCCATTCAAGCCACTCCTTGTCAGCAAGAGCTTGCTCGGCTTCCTCCTCCGTCACAATAAGCACAACATTCCCGCGCGGTGACATATCAAGCGCGCTGCCGACTTGTCGATGCCCGAAATATCGCTTTCGGACGCGGGCTAACTTCTTGCCGATGTCATAGCGTTCCTTGGCCTCTGTGCCTTCGCCCAACAGGCCTGTGGCATAGGCTCTCCCCAGAGCGGTAGAGTAATGCTCCCCGAAACGGGCGCGCATCGACTGCACCCAATCACTACCCTTGTCATAGACCGGAACAGGATAGTTATTCCGCTTGAGGCGCCCGCTCTCCGTGCGCTTGCCCTGCTTCCTCGGTCGCCCACGCTTTGCCATGCTATTTCCCCCACCAGTCCAGATTAGCCTTGATGAATTCCACGCTTGCACCGGGATACTTCCCCGCCGACCAACGCTTGCGGATCGTGTCTCGGTTTGCCCCGTTGGCGATGTCGGCAAGCACCAGGGCATTGCCTGCCCCGATCTCCTTGGGGTTCATCACCTCGAAAAACAGGGCGGGCCGATCGGTCATTCGATTTCCCGGAACGTGCTGTTGCGGAAGTCGAACGTCACCTTGACGCTACCCCGCCGCCCCGGCAGTCCCATGCGGACCTTGGAAACGACAATTTCGGCCTCGTTCTGGTCGAAGTTCTTGCGGTGATAGGTCAGGCCGTATTCCGCCTTGTTCGCCCAATGGGCAGAGCCGGAAACGTCATACAAACCGGGGATGGTCTTGACGCCCGGCACCGGCTTGGCGGGGTGCGCGATGATCCAGAACGCAACATCATGCGTCTTGGCGAAATGCTTGATCGCCCGGATCGCGCGCCCGATGTATTCGGTTTCCGGTTCGCCTGGGCGCTTCTTGTGCTCCAGCTCGTTCCACGGGTCGAGAACGATCATCTTGGCCTTGTGGCGACGGACAGCGAGGCTGGCGAGGCGCAGGAATTCCTCAAGGTCCATTTCCATGCCTTCATCCACCGTCTGCGAGATGATGGTCAGGCGTTCGCGCAGAAGCTGGTCGGCGCGGTCAAGATTCGGATGGCTAGGCAAGTCCTGCTTGCCGCACTTGAGCAGCGCCATCCGTAAGCCATCGCGCAGGATCGGCTTAACGTCCGTCTCGAAGCTGGCGACGCATACCGGGAAATGATTGGCGAGGGTGTGGCCGATGATCGCATTAAGCAGGGTCGACTTGCCCATGTTGGCATAGCCGGTCACAACCGTGAGCGTCCCCGGAACGATGCGGATCATCTCGCTGATTGCGTCAACGCCCACATCGTAGGACCGAATTTCCCCGCGCTCCGGGAAGTCGTCGAGGGTGTAGAGGCCCTTGACGGGGTAGGGCTTGGCCGTGGTGATGCAGTCCACCACACGCTCGGGGCCGTATTCCTGCAAAACCTCATTCAGGTCTTTGCAGGGGAACGGGTAGTCGATGAACCGGCAGCGATCCGCACCCAGCAGCGCCACCAGATCGGCGGCGAGGTTGTAACCCGCCTGATCGGCATCGGCGGCGATCACGAATTCCTTAACCCCTGCAAGGGCCTCGGCATGGCGGTCAACCCACTCGTAACGCTTGGCGGTCTGCAAGTCCTCAGTCGGCTTGCCGGGCGCTCCGTTCGGAACCGACACGGCGAATTGAAAACCCGCCTGGATCGCGCTCAGGGCGTCCCATTCCCCTTCCGTAATCACCAGCGGCGCGTGTCCGTTGCGGACCTTCGGATCGCTCAGGCAATCCGCGTTCCAGAGCGCAAGCGGCGCTCCGGGGTCCATGCGATGATCCTTTTCCTGCGTCCGCCGATACTTGTGGTTCACGATCTCCCCGGCTTCCGCGTAGGGGACCGAGAGCCATGCCGCCCCGTCCCGGAATTCCGTGGTCAGGCCGTATTCCTCGGCAAGCGTCGGATCTAGCCCGCGCGCTAGGAGCCAGTCGGCGTGTTTCCGGTGAAGTGTCATTGTTCGCCCCCTTGAATCCGCAGTTGTGGCAGAACCACGTCCAGCCATGTTGATCCCGTGTGACGCTCAGGCAGCGGTCCCGTTTGTTTCTCCGCCCTTGGCTGCACTCGGGACACAAGTGCTTGCCAGGCTTGGTTGGGATGAAGTCACTCACGGACGGAACACGCCGCAATCTCCGCGGCTTCCTGCAAGATGTTCGCCATCGCCCGATAAACCGGCGCGGTGAGATTTACGGGCGGGTGAGAATGCTTCTCCAGTTCCGCCAGACGCGTTTCAATGGCGGCAAGTCGTTCTTCAAGCGATGGGGTAAGCATACGTGTCCGCCTTCTTGGCTGCCGCCTTGGCTTCCTGCTGCTTTTTGGCGAGGAAGTTCGAGGTTGAGTTGAACCACCGCTTGCGCTCAGGCTCGGGCTGCCCCTTCAACCAATCATCACGGGATTGCAGGACCGCCATCAGGTCAATGTCCACGTAGGCATTCTGCCAACGATCAAAATCATCACGGCGAAGCCGGATAACCGCGCCATCGAACGCGAAGCCGCCCTTATGGTTTTTCTTTTCGTTCTCTTCCTGTCCCTGTCCCTGTCCCTGTCCCTGTCCCTTGGGACGCTCAAGGACTCCTTCAGGGATCGCTAAAGGATCACTTTTGGACTGCTCTTGCTCGTCCTTTTGCGACCCCCAACGCTTCGCATTCCCCTTACGTGAGCGATCCCGATAGGATGCCTTCCGCGCCCATGCGTCGTTAGCTTTCTCAGCAACTACAGGGTGATAGAGGCGGCCATCGCTGCACAGCACAAACCCGCGCAGGGCCATATCCTTGACCTTGCGCCACTTCGATCCAGCGCCGGACAGATGGGCCAAAACCCGATCATCATTCGGCAAGCTGGCAGCAGGCACTTGCAGCCAACACTTGCACCAAAGCGCAAGAGCGGCCTTGAATTCGTCGCCACTAGACAGCGCGAACAGGTCGCTATCAAGCAGGCGCGTTGCGTCCAGCGGCATAAATGCAAAGTCCCGCAGGTCGCAATCTGTAGGCGTAAGCGGCTCCATCACAGCGCCTCGAAGTTCATGTAAAACCGCGCGTAGGCAGTGTCCTGGAGCGCGCAGAAATAGGGGTTATCGACCAGCCTCGGCTCGCTCTGAGCAAGGCGACGGAGGGACGCAAACGCCTCAAAAGCGGCGTCAACCTCGGCAGGATTGATACGATAGGCTTGAACGGTAGGCGGATTCCGCCTAGGAGAATTCAAAGACATGGGCGAACTAGTCCTTCGCTGATGTTCAGGGCCGGGGGCTGTTGAAGCAGCTTTCCGGCCCGATCCTTATCAAGCACATTATTGGCGAGAACGCAACGAGAACGCGCCGCGAAGGTGTGAATAAGTGCGTCATTTCCCGACATAAAACTCCACCCTCCCCGGCGCTTCAACTTCCGCGAAGATGTAAAACGGGTGAAACCGCTTATCATTGACGCCCAGCGCATCTGCGATCCCATCGAAATACGGCTTGAGCCTATTAGGATAGTTCACGCGGTCGCCCCGGTTGTTGCCAGGAACAAAGCGGATCGTGATCGGAATATCGCCGTCTGCTGGCACCGATACTTTCGCGTCCAGCGCAGCTACGCGCGCCCATTCCCGATGATCTTTGGTCGCCTTGATCTTGGCCCACTGGCCATTGCCCTTGGCGTGACCAGCAAGGATCGAGGACGGGAACGGAAGCACGATCTTCATGCCGCGCGCTTCCGTTCGGCGCGCACAAGCAGTTCATCTGGCGTCATGATGGACATGCCCATGCGCCAGAACGCGCCCTTGGGATCGGCAGCACCCCTTTCGGTGCAGCGATAGACCGGGCAGAAGCGGCGCAGAGTGTCGGCGGCTTCGTCGTAGATCGTGAACGTTACGGTCTGGACCATGTTGCCATAGGACCGCTTGTAGCCGCCGTTCCAGCGGGTGTGCTTGGCGTTGCGCGGCGGGTGGAACTTCGGCGCCGCAGCCTCGATCTGCGCCTCACCAAGCCACCGCTTGATGATTTCGATCTTGGTACGGTAATGCCGGGCCATGGCCGACTTGGTCATGGTCGGGGCGATCTCCGTAAAGTCCTCGGGCATGGGGCGCTTGGGCTTGGTAATCATGCCGCCAGCCCCTCGATCAGAGCTGCATAATCAGGGTCGATCGCTGCACGGGCCTTGGCGCGCTTGCACCCGTCAATAATGGTTGAGTGATCGCGCCCGAACATCGTGCCAATCCGGGGGTAAGACATTCCACGGCGCTTCATCGCTACATACGCCGCTTGGCGTGGGGCGCTAATTTCCTGCCACCGGCTATCGCCCAATACGAAGTCGATGCTCGATCCGGTTACTTCCGCAAGCCTCATGACAATCTGATGCCCGGCCTGCCAACTTTCCCGCGCCCGCTTCTGCCCAGGAGTTTCTTCCCCTTTACGCAGGCGGCGATACATCTTTTCCCGTTCGCGCTTGCAGATGACGCAGCCATACCGATAGCTTTCGGGCTTCGGGTGGCCGCATCTGAATGTCCTAAGCATTGTGCATTTTCCTCTCTGCGGCGCGGTGTTCCCGGCGGGCGTGGAGCTTCTCCAGAAGCTCGATCTCGTCAGCGGGGAGCCAGCGGTTGCGATGGGTGTGGGGAAGGGCGGCGAGAATGTCGGAGCGGGTCATGCGGCCTCGCGGCGAATGGCATCCAGCTCGCGCTCGATCCGCTCAAGCCGATCGGCAACGGTCGGTTGCTCGCAGGGCGGGGCCATCAGTTCGCAAATGGCCCGAGCCTCGGCGGGGAACAGGTAAACCAGCCGGGCTACGGCATCGAACGACAGTAGGCTTTTTTCCGCCGCAGCCGCCTCAATGGTGTCGGGCGACACGTCGATGGCCTTGGCAATTTCCTTATACGTCACGCCCAGCGAGCGCACGGCAAGGATGGCCTTGGCGATGGCGTGAAGGGATGCATCTCGGCTTGGGGCCGCGAGAAAGCCGAATACTATCGGGCGATTAGCTGCCATTGTGCTGTTCATGGGAAGCCCTTCACACGTATCGACAGATGTTGGTGATGACGCGCGGCGAGGTGCCGAAGACGGCGGCCAGTTCCTGCGCGGATTGGAATTCCCGACGAGCGCGGATCACGCGCTTTTCATCTGCGGTGAAGTCCTTGGCATATTTCACCGGACTTTCCCCCGCAGTGCGCAGACCACGACAAAGCAGACAATCGCGGCGGTGATTACGTCACACGCGGCGGCAATGGCCTGCCAGAAGGCTGCATTCCCCCCGTCCAAGTCAGGAACTGCCTGCGATGATGGCGGCAAGCGCCGTTTCGAGCGCAAACAGTTTGTCGGCAGTTGGCCGGGTAATCCCGCGCCGCCACCGCGATGGCGTGGTCTGGTCTACGTTCGCACGTTCGCAGACGCGCGACATCGGAATGCCGTGCTGCTTCGCCGTCGCGAACAGGCGGTCAAGGGGATGGGTGGTCTGCATGGTTAGGCAGACTATAAGCAGGGTTGCCTAAATGCAAGGGCATAGTTGCATAACGCCTAATCCGTTCGGCGCGTCTATGCTGTGGCCCATGTCCGGCATAGAAGATGACATCCGCCTCGTCCGCGATCTGGTCCAATGGGCCGGGACGAAGGTCAATCAGATCGCCAAGCGCATCAAGGTTGCGAATACGACGTTAAACCGCTTCAACAACGGCACTGCGACCACGCGGCTGCATCGCGAGACGATTGCCAAGCTGCGCGCGGCATACCCCGAGTTTCCGGGCTTTGAGGTCGCGGCAGATTTGCCCGCCTCATACAACACGCCCGAATATCTATCGGTGGAAGTTCTGCCATCATACGCCGGAATGGGCGGGGGCGGGAGCGGCGATGGCGATCATGGCGTTGCGCTGATCCCTCGCAGCCTTATCGAAGACCAACTTCGCGCAAAGCCCACCGATCTCTTGATGATCGAGGCGCGCGGCGAAAGTATGGAACCAGACTTCCAGCACGGCGATCAAATCCTAATAGATAGGCGTGACCGCAATCCGGTGCAGCCGGGCGCATTTGCACTATGGGATGGCGACGGATACGTGGTGAAGCTGGTTGAGCGTATTCCCCGTCAAAGCGGCCGCTATCGTATTTTCTCAGCAAACGGTAGATTTTCCGCCTACGAGGTTGACGCCGATCAAGTGCAGATCATGGGGAGGCCGGTATGGTTCGGGCGGCGGCTTTAAGCATCGCATGCCTGCTGCTTGCAGGATGCAGCGACATTCCCCACGCATGGTCGCGGCAAGAGATAATCGATATTTCACGAGCCAATGCTGTTCCGCAATCCACACCAGAACTTGAGCGGAGAATAGATGCCCTGGAAGCAGAGGTATCACGTTTGCGCCAGGAGCAGGATAAGGACATTGCCACTCTTGCGGCGATCACGAAGGGGCAATCCGACCGCAACGCATATGACGATGACTCGCTCTCTCGCCTATTTAAGAACGATGAGACGTTCCGCCAGAACGTGAATGCGTTGCGGGCTGTCCATGGATGGCCTCCGATAGCGACAACCCAAAAATAAGCAGGCCTGCATAATAATAGGCTTGACGACATAGGCAGGCCTGCCTAAACCGTCTCCAACAACACGGAGACGCCCCATGGCAACCGCCCCGGAATTCACCCGCACGCTTTCGCACCTGAACGACCGCGAAAAGCTGATGCTCATCGACGCCATCGCGGAGACCCTGCTTGACGAGGGTGCTGCCGATGAGCTGGCCCAAGGCCTCGGCGCTGCTTTCGAGCGCATCGAGCTGACCTACGCCAACGCTGCGCAGTATCCCTTCGGAAACCTTCACCCCGGCGCATGGGCTGAATGGCGGCGTGAGCGGAATGCTGCCCTTGCTTATCGCGGGGTGTCGCTGTGAGCCTCCTTGAGCACGAATTGGCCGACGCCCTGGCCGACGCCCTCGACCTTCTGGACGAGGCGCTTCCTGCCGATCACGCCGAGCTTAACCGGCTTGGCGAGGTGCTGTCCAAGGCCAATCGCCTGTTCGCCTTCCGGCATCTGGGAACGCTGCGCACCACCCCTCCCGCCCTGTCCGAAGCCGAAATAGCCCAGCTTATCGCTGAGGACGAAGCGGCAGACCGGCGGCAGGCTGCTTGGGAGCGCGCCAAGGAAATTGCCGAACGCAACGGGGAGGCAAACTAATGCGCCCCGCAACCCATCCCACCAGCGCAGAAGCCCGGCATGGTGTCGGGACGGCCCTAGCCTCCAAACAGCGGCCGCGCGGAATTCGGGGACGCTGGCAGACCGTCCGGGATTGTCTGCCCACCAGCTACTTCGCCCTGCATCGGGAACTCTATGGCCCCCAGCGCCCTGCGAAGGTTTCTGCTGGGTATATCGGCGGAGTCCTGCTTCTGGTGCTGGCCTTCATGATCGGAGGACAGCTGTGATCCTCACGCTCCCCATCATCACCACCGCCCGACCGATGCCCGGCCACCGCCGCATGATCGAGCCGCTGATTTCCAATCGCAGGCCCCCGGTGGGCCGCAAGGAGGAACGCAAGTGAACGCGCCCTTCAAGTTCGACGCCTTCGCTGCTTACGAGCGTGAGCGGGACCACACCCGCAAGGTTGAGGGTCAGCTTGCCCGCGCCTGCCTGCTGCTGCGCATGGCCTGCGATGCGGGGAAAGTGGCTGATACCGCGACCGTCCGCAGCTTCATTCAGGAGTGCGGGGAATGAGCAACGTTGCCATTCAGGCCGCAGAGATCGCCCGCATCGCCGCGCTGCTTGAGCCGCTTTGTGATGACGATGACACGCTGTTCGCGGATATGATCGAGGGTGAAACTGACCTGTTCGAGATCGTCGGGCGTCTCCACTCGCGCATTGCTGGCGACGAGGAATTGCTCGCTGGCATTGCCGAGCGCCAGGCCAATCTTGCCGAGCGCAAGAAGCGTATCGCGGACAGGATCGCTGTTGGGAAGGCGGCAATCGGACAGTTCCTGCGCGCGGCCAAGCTGCCCAAAGTCGAGTTGGCCGAGGCCACCTATTCCGTCCGCGACGGCAAGCCAAAGCTGGAGATTGTGAACGAGGATGCAGTGCCAGAGCAATTCTGCACCCTCATCCGCAAGCCGATCAAGGCTGAGATCAACGCCGCATTCGCTGACGCCGACGAGTTGCCCAATTGGCTGGTTCGGGAACAGGCGCGCGATGTCGTGACCAAGAGGGATAAGTGATGTTCACCGAAGCACAGACTAAGGCACTCGCTGCACCGCTCGATCCTCGCCACGTTGCCCAGCGCAGCCAAGCCGGGCGCAGCCTGTCCTACATCGAAGGTTGGCATGCGATTGCAGAGGCTAATCGGATCTTCGGATTTGATGGCTGGACCCGCGAGACGGTCGATCTGCGCTTGCTTGGAGAGCCCTATCAGTCGGGCGACAAAGGCACCTGGCGGGTGAACTATTCCGCCAAGGTCCGCGTAACCGTTGACGGCATTATCCGCGAGGGCTGTGGCTTTGGGCAGGGCATCGACAAGGACGTAGGGCAGGCTCACGAAAGTGCCCTCAAGGAAGCCGAGACGGACGCGATGAAGCGCGCCCTTATGACCTTTGGCAACCCTTTTGGCCTCGCGCTCTACGATAAGAGCCAAGCCAACGTGCAGGCCCCGCCAGTCGAACTGCCTACCGGCCCGATCAACGACAAAACCCGCGATTGGCTGGCTGGCCAGATTGACGCGACCGGGCATCTGGTTGGCGACTTCTGCAAGGCGTTTGGCGTCACCAGCCTGAAAGCCATCACTTACGAACAGATTGAAGCAGTCAAAGTCTGGCTGCGCGACAACAAGAAGGCGGCATAATGCAGAACATCACCATCGACGGGTTCCTGTCCAAAGACGCGGAAACCCGACAGGCAGGCGGCGGCAACGTCACCACCTGGAATGTGCCCGTCCGTCAGGGCTTTGGCGACCGCGAACAAACCAATTGGTATCGCGTCTCGATCTGGGGGAAGCGCGCCGACTTCGCCGCCAAGGCCATGAAGGGTGACTTCATCGTGGCCACGGGTGCCCTGACCATCGGGGAATACAACGGCAAGCCGCAGTATGAGGTGAACGCTTCGGACTTCACCCTGCGCAGCGCCCCCCGCGACGACCGCGAACGCTCTGCCAATGCAGACCGAAGGCAGGCGCAGGGCAATGGTGGGCCACAGAACAGGTTCACGGATGACGGAGACGACATCCCATTTCTGACGATGGACAGCGTTTTCTAGTTACCTGCCGCGTTGGCGCGCGGATTGACACTGCGGGCCGGGGCGCAGGGTGAAACCCCGGTGATCAATGGAGGGATTTATGGCCACTGCTACAGACGACCGCCTTCGCCTGCTGATCGAACGTGTTGAGCGCATCAATGAAGAGATCAAGAACGTCCAGTCTGATCGCAAAGACGTTTTCGCGGAGATGAAGGCTGTTGGTTACGACACCAAGGCCGTCAAGGAAGTGATCCGCCTTCGCGCCATGCGCCCGGATGACCGCCGGGAGATGCAGGCCGTTCTGGATACCTATTGCGCGGCGATGGGGCTGGCCTGATGCGCGCACCGACCAAAGCAGACCGGGAACGCTTCGACCGCATTGCGGCCATGGGATGCCTTGTCTGCGGCGGCCCGGCGACCATCCATCACGTAACCGCGTCAATTCATGGCGGGCGGCTGACCCGGCGGCATGACCGCGTGGTCGGTCTTTGCCCCGTTCATCACCAAGCTGTCTTTGACCCATTCGCCAACGCGCCGGTCAGTGTCGAACGCCTTGGGCATCGGGGCTTCTACTTGAAGCATGGAATCGACTTGCTGGCAGAGGCGGAAAGGCTGGCTAATGGCTGACAAACCGCTTCCCGACTTCCGTGACTATATCAGCCAGCACGTTGGGCAAGGTGTCCGTTACCTGACCGGTAAAGAAGCAGAACAGGCGCGCGAGCGCATGAAGCGGGCCTTTGCTAAAGTCGGACGGGTGCGCAATGGCTAGGCAGAGTCCGGTTTATACCCGCCCCTACAACGCGGCGTTTCTCGCCACACGTAAGGATGGCTGGGTAACAATCAGCCATACCACATGGAAGACATTGCATCTGCGTTTGCGCCAGACGCCCGGATTACTTCTGTTTCGCACCCGCCATATGCTTTCGCCCAGCACTAACAGGATCATCCGCTGATGTCTGACGGCTACCAGCTTGTATTAGGCCCGACCTATCGCCGGGAGACTGCGCACCGGATCGTGGCGACCGCCCCCGCTGGTTCGCGCTTCTCGGTGAAGCCGCCGCGCCGGACGATCCCGCAAAACGACAAACTCTGGAGCATGCTGGGTGAGATCGCCGCTGCCAAGCCGCAGGGCCGCACCCTGACGCCAGAGCAATGGAAGTGCGTGTTCATGGATGCGCTCGGCAAGAAAGCCACCTGGGTTCCGTCGCTGGACGGGGAAGGGGTAGTCAACACCGGATACCGCTCGTCACGCATGAGCAAGGCGGAAATGAGCGAATTAATCGAACTGATGACTGCCTTCGGGGCAGAGCATGGGGTGGAGTTTAGCCAATGAGTGAACAAGCATATAGCATGGCGCGGAACGTGCGCCGCTTTCTCGCGAACAGGGCAGGAGAGGGCATTGCCTACCCGTCATGGAATGAGAAGTTTATCGGCCAGCAGCTCCGCGAGGCCGGGCAGATGCTAGCCGATGATATTGGCCCCATTCCCATTGCGGGGTTCACCGCCGAACAGTGCGAGGAACTCGGCTTCGGCAAGTGGGACGAGGAAAGCGATCTCAGGCTTATCCCGATTTGGCTGTATCCGCACCTCTGCCCCGGCGAAGAATTAACATCGATCAACGGCGAAAAGAGGTTTGTCGGTGTGAATTACACCACGCCTGAGACGCCCGGTTACATCGACAATGATAATCGTTTTGGCTGTCTGGCATGGGGCGTCACTCCTCTCCCCAATCCCCCGGAGGCAGCATGACCACAGAAACCATCCTTCTTATCGCCTCCCTTGTCTTTGCAGGGGCAGGATGGCTGGCCTTTGCGAAGGAATACAGGGCGCGGAGGCGTGACAATTTGCAGTTTCGCCGCGCGCTGGCTGTTGAAGAGCAAGCGTTCCACCACTGGCATGCCAGATGGAAAGAAGCGCAGGCCCAACTCACCCGCCTTACTGATCGGGACGAGCGCGGGCGGTTTGTTAAGCGGGAGGGGGTGTGAACAAGCTCCGCGTCCTCGATCTGTTTTCCGGCATTGGAGGGTTCAGCCTTGGCCTCGAACGAACGGGCGGCTTCGAAACGGTCGCATTCTGTGAAATCGAAGACTTCCCCCGTCGCGTCCTCGCAAAGCACTGGCCAGACGTGCCCTGCTACCGAGACGTTCGGGAACTCACCGCAGTGCAATGCAACGGTGCCAATGTCATTACTGCCGGTTTCCCCTGCCAGGATATCAGCTTGTCCGGTCGGGGTGAAGGCATCAATGGAGCTCGCTCGGGCTTATGGTCCGAAGTCGCCCGTCTGGTTGGGGAACTTCGACCCCGCTTCATCATCCTGGAAAATTCGCCAGCTCTCCTTGTTCGCGGATTTGGACGAGTCCTCACCGATCTGGCCTCGCTCGGGTATGACGCGCAATGGCACTGTATACCAGCTGCCTACGCTGGCGCCGCCCATCTCCGCGACAGAATATGGGTTGTGGCCTACCCCGTGCAAATCGGGGGCTTCCCCTCGGAAAACTGGCGTTTGGACTGGCAGGTTTTTTATCAAGCCCAATGGCCAGAAATCGCAGACGCGACTGGAAGACATGTTGCGTGGGCGCCCGAACCCGACGTGGCTAGAGTGGCTAATGGGCTTCCCAACATCGTGGACAGACGCTCCGCCCTCGGAAACGCCGTAGTCCCTCAAATCCCCGAACTAATCGGCAACGCCATTCTGGATGCCATTGGCTGGAGGAAAGCAGCATGACCGACGAGGAAGAAACCCTCCAGAAAGCCCGCGAGATTGTCGCAACTAGGTATCCCGGCTGCGCTCAGACCATCCGCGCTGGCTCTTGGGATAATGGCGGGTTGGTTCGTAACGCCATCGCGGAATTGATCCGGGATCGGCAGGAGGTCGCAGAGGAATGAGCGAACGTTGGCCAAGCCTGATGCGCCGAAAGACGGCTGCGGAATACCTCGATATGAGCGAGGATACATTCACCCGGCAAGTCGCATCGGGCGCGCTGCCCGCCGGGGTGCTATGGGGCCGAACGCCCTACTGGCGGCGCGATGCCTTGGACGCTGCCATTGCAGGTGGTGAGACCGTTCCCGATTGGGAGGCGAAACTGTATGACAAGATCAACGGCCAAGCGCGCTACGCCTAAGCTGGAATACGTCAAGTTTACCCGCGCCAAGGGGAAGCTCTACGCCTATTTCAACACCGGCAAGAAGGTGCGCGGAAAACTGATCTATGCCGCCATGCCGGAGTTTGGGTCTGCCGCGTTTTATTCCGTATATGGGGCGATGAAGGGCGCGCGGACCAAGCGGGCGCAAGTCATCCTGACCGTGGCCGATATATGCGCCCGCTATGAAGCCAGCGACGAGTTCAAGGAACTGGCAGCAGGAACCCGCAAGGTCTATCGCCTCACCCTTTCCAAGATCAGCCGCATCATGGGCCACGCCCCGGTTGACGAGGTGAAGCGCAAGCACGTTTATGCCGTGGTCGAGGCGATGCCAGGCGCCGCCTCCCGCAACCTGTTCGTGGCCGTGGTAGGCGTGATCTACCGATGGGCGCGCAAACGCGATTTGACCGAAGCCGAGCCGACCAAGGATATTGGCCATTGGAAGACCGGGGAATATGCCCCGTGGCCCAAGCCCTTGCTCGATGCCGCCTTGGCCTGCGACGATGACCGGGTGCGCCTCGCGGTGCATCTGCTGTTCTACACCGGCCAGCGGTTGGGCGATGTGGTCAAGATGCGGTGGAACGCGATCCATGCGGGCAAGATTGCCGTGGTCCAGCAGAAGACCGGCAAGCCGCTCAACATTCCGCTGGCCAAGCAACTGCGCGCCGAACTGGATCGGGCGCCACGCAATGGCCTGACGATCCTGACCGGCCCGACCGGCAAGCCCATGCGTGATGATGCCGTGCGCGAGCAACTTAAAGCCTATGCCGCCGGGCTGGGGCACAAGGTTGTGCCGCATGGGCTGCGAAAAAACGCGGTCAACACGCTGCTGGAGTTGGGATGCACGATCCCCCAGGTGCAGGCGATCACCGGGCAGTCGGTGGAAACCGTCATGCACTACGCCAAGGGGGTAGATCAGGATGCACTTGGCGAGGCGGCGATCCTCAAGATGGAGCGGCGCTGAAAATACGCTTGACGCGCGGACACATTGGGCGCATAAGGCGCGGACAAGGAGACACCCGCGTGACGCAATCTGCCTATGATAAGATGCTCAATGCCGAGATCAAGGCTGGCATGTATCTTGGAAACTACAACGAGCGCATTGAGCGGATTGGTCGCGAAGATGCCATAGCCGCGCGTCTGTATGCCAAAGCTCAATTCTGGCTTGATCGTTACAATAAGCTGGCAGGTAATGCATGACGTGGCGCGATTACCTGACCGCGCCTGAGCGCCGCCGTATCGACAAGATCGAAGCACTGCGCTCCGAGCAGAACGCCGAGTTTCGCAAGATTGCAGAACGCGCTCGCAAGCGCATGGAACGGGCTGGAACAAAACAGGTCGTTTCAAACCCGGTTTCAAACCGGCCCGCAAAGCCGCAGAAAACAGCCAATCCTAGTTAACCCCAGTTTTGGCCAGATTGGCGGAATTTCGCGGGTTTCAGGACATATGGAGTTTCAAACAGTGCCGCAGAAAACCGCAGGAACAGGCAGTCAGTTACAAACCGTTTTGACCACCCTGCTGACCGGGGAGGGGGTGTGATGGAGCGAGAAGTACGCGAGGCGCTGGCCAGCTACGATCAGATGATTAAGCCGTGTCCGGTCAACAATCCGCAGCGGGGCCAGATATTCAGGCCATCGGATGCTTGCCCTCGGTGCGGTGTGCGAGCCGACCAGAATTGCGGCCTGGAGGCAAGCGCCAGCTACCATCTGGTGCTAGACCTTCGCCGCATTCTAGGCCCCACCCCCACCGGGTCCAAGGAGACGGGGGAGTGAGGTATCTGGCGAAGATCAAAAGCACGTTTGCAATCCTTGACGTGATGAAGGGTCGCAAGGCGCTCGCCAAGCACTTGGCAAAGCATGGCCCTGTGCACGTCCTGATCGAAGCGACGATTACTGACCCATGGGGCAGCGATGACGGCGATAGCATCGAGTTCAACTGCGATGTTTCCCGCGTCACCCTCCAGCCATGAAGGATAGCAGTATGACCCAACCCACAACCACCGAGAGCGAAGCGATGTGCATTACCGACATGAACGCGGTGATCGCGCTGATTTCGGAAGCAATCGACGACAGCCTCGGGCCGGACTGGACCAGCTTCGACGCCGCGCATCATGTGATGCAGTGGCTGACCAATGCCGGGCTGCGGATCGTCCCGGCTCCGACGCGCGCCACAGATTGTGCGCTATCCCACGATGGTCGCCACCACGTCGATACGTCAATGGAGAGCGGGCCTAACAACTGCTTCCACTGCGAAAGGCCGATGTGATGCAAGCGATAGACGAGAAAGACTGGCGGCGGATCTTTGACCGGCATCGCGCCATTCGAGATGAAACCGCCGAAGCCGAACTTGCCGTAATGATGGCGAGGCAGAAAAGCGAATATCTCGCAGACGAACCCGGCCCTGAAATGAACCGCGCCGAACGCCGCAGGCAGGCGGCTCAAAACAGAAGGGCAGGGCGATGACCGACAAGATTGCCCTCACCCTGCTTTTTATTATCTCCGGTATTCTCGCCCGCAAAGGGGATGTCCTTAGCCTTGCACTCGCACTTGTGGGAATCAGCTTAGCTTTCGAGGTGCTGCCATGATCATGGACGTTGAATGCCCCACCTGCCACGGCGATGGCGAGGTCTGTGGTGTGACCCCGAACCGCCGCAGCCGCTTCGTTGGGTACGATGACCTTTCGCCGGACGATTACACCCGCCCATGTCCTCGCTGCCTCGGGACTGGCGCTGTCGAACATGACCTTAACGAGGATTGTGACGATGAGTGACAACGAGAGCGAAGCGATGGAGGTGTGGCGGAAGGCGGTTGACGCCGCATCGGACGGATCAATCAAATTCAAGCCCCACGCCGACCAAGCCGCCGCCCGCGTGATCGCCACCGCACTGGAGGCGAGGGATGCGGAATGGACGCTCTACAAGGCCAAGGTGCTGATGGAGCATGGTGAACGGATCGCCGAACGGGATGCCCGCATGGCGGAGTTGAAAGAGGTGCTGGGGGAAGCTCGCCGTGCCATTGGCGACCACTTTGCGCCCAATGATTGCTACGCCACAGGGCCACTTACCGGAGACCCCTACCGTGATCTGGTGGAGTGCCCCGCCTGCTCTTTCATCGCAATGCACGACGCCATCCTCACCAAGCAGGAGCCCAAGGCATGAGCAACAAGACCGAGGAAGCCCTGCGCCGGGAGGTGAGGGACGCATTTTTCAACCCCACACTCGGGCTGCACCGCAGCGTTGATATCCTGGATCATCCGAACGTTCGCAAAGCCTTCGACGCCCTGCGCGATCACTACCAAGCCCGACCCACGTTCGAGGGGGATGAGGCGAAGGTACGGCGGTGGCTGACAAACTGGACGATGGACGCAAACAAGGTGTCCGGCCTTGAAGCCCTCGCCCTGCTCGACGCCAAGGATGCGGAGATTGCTGAATGGCGCAACGCTGTGGCTGTCGAACGCGATGAAGCCATCACTGCAACCATCGAACGCGACGCAGCCCTATCCCGCGCCGAACAGGCAGAGGCAGCGCTGGCCGGGGCAAGAGGTAATGCCAATAAGGCAGTAGATAACGCGGCGGAACTGTCCCTTGAGATAGTCGGCCTTCGCTCCGAACTGGCCGAGCGGGATGCGGCGATTGTGGAGGCGGTAGATGCGCTTCAACGGGGGAAGCCGTGTGAAGCGCATGCAAAGTTGCTGTCCTTCCTCCCCGCCAAGCCTGTCGTCGATCCGCTGGATAGTGCAGAGGGCTTTGAGCGTGCTGTTCTGGACATGCAGGAGCGTTGCTGGGGCGATAGCACGACGACGCATATCCGGCTGTCTGCCCTGTGCGATGACCGCCGCGCTGCGCTCTCCCGTGCTGGCGGCGTCAAGGCTGTGTTCGGGGAGGCTTATGATGGCGCAAGCTGATGTTGACGCCTTCTATCTCCAGCATGGCCCCTGCTGTGCCGGGTGCGATTGGTGGCAATGGCACAACGCAGTTGCGGGTCAATGCACGAAGGCTGCGCCCGTAGCAGCCGAGCAACGGCTTGCCATGCTGGGGTTCGACTGGATCAGCGTTAACATCGGATCAGGGCACCCCTTCACGGCGCGGGACCACCTGTGCGGCGATTTCAAAGATACATACAACTGGCCGAGGAATTTGCGCCCATGACCACCCCAACGAAGGCAGAGAACCCGAGTGACCCTGCCGCCATCGCGGCATCGCTGACCAAGGGGGCGGTGAAAGCTTGCTTGGCCATGTCACGCGAATGGCAATTCCCCGGCAAGCAGACCTTCGATGCCAATGGCGCTCACGCATTGCATTGGAAGAAGCGCGGGAAGCCTGAGGCCATTTGTGAAACCGAGTTGCAGAAGCACCCGGCAGACACGCGAGGAAAGCGTTGCGCTTATCGCCTCACGACCTTCGGCGAACAGGTCAGCGCACTCCTCGCCCAACGGAGCAAGCAGCCATGACCCCTGCCGATAAGCAAGAGCCGTGCGCCATGTGCGAGAGCGGCATGTGCGGCATCCACGCCATCCCCGAGCCTGTGCAGGTGGAACCTGTGGATGTGCGCGGCCCGCGCCACGCGCTGGAACTGCTTGATGATGTGGATAGTCTGGTTCGTTTCTGCTCCGTGAGCATGTCAGATGCGGGTAGATACAAAACCGGCGCGGAGTCATTCTGGCGAGTATGCCGCTGGTTAGCTAGCTGCGCCGCCACCCGCCCCACCTCCGACCTTGCCGAGCGGATCCAGGGGTTGGTGGCGGAATGGAGCGATGATCGTCTGCAAGATGAACTGCGGCTGCTCTACAATCACGTCGAGGATGACAGCCGCCAATTCACCCGCTGGAACATGCACGTCGCCATTACGCACGGTATCAGTCTTGCCGCCACCGCACTCAAGGAGGTGAACAGCCATGACCGCACCTGATCCCGC